CCACGGCATCCCACAGGTCTGCGTCCACCTTCATGTCGTCGCCGCGGTTCTCATTCAGGTGCGTGAGGACCAGCAGCACGGCCGCTTGCACCGCCACTGGGACCGTCACGTCCGTCCACGTCGCCGTAATCGCCCGCCAGTACGCCGTGGACCCGCACCAATCGAGCACCAGCCCGCTGGCCTGGTCCACCTTCAGCATGATGTCGTTATCCCGCGCCGTGTCTTCGTCGGGGACACGGAGATGCGCCTTCGCGACCTCGAGCGTGACCAGCGCACTCACCGCGCGCCCCCGATCGACACCACCGGCACTGTCACCGCGTCCCGTCCGTCCTTGCCGTCACGGCCGCGCTTGACCACGAGCTTCCACGCCTTCGACCCTTCGCCTGGTCGATCCGTCGTGGTCTCGGCTTCACAGTTCCACTGCGAGCCGTCCCACGTCACAAGATCACCCTTCTCGTACGCCTTGCCGTTCTGGTACACGCCCTGCTGGATTGGCACAGGGAACCGCACCGTGCCGATCGCCTTGATGCGGTCCCCGCGCTGCGCCTTGATCGTGAAACTGCGCTCATCGGTCTGTTCCGCCATCAGGTCATCGAACCCGAGGCCATCGGCGCCGTCCTTGCCAACGATGCCGTCCTTGCCGTCAGCCCCTGCGGGACCGGCCACGGGCGCACGAACCTCCAGCACGGCGATCCGTTCACTCAAGCCGGCGATCTGTTTCGTGAGCGGTTCCGTGCGGTCCCGCAGGGACAGTTCCATCTCGGCCGGCGTCGGTCCCGTAGTGGGAGGCGCCGCGGTCTTCACTTCCATCACCGTGACACGATCCCGCAACTCCACAAGCTCGGTGACGCGGGCTTGCAGCTCGATGTTTTTCTGTTCCGTCGCCGCCACGCGCTCGAGTAGTGGCGCCATCGCCGCCTGCACGGTCAGAACCACCATCTCCGCGAACGCTTCCGGGTTAAGAGGCATACAGCCCAACCTCGATCCCCTTCCGGCGAATCGCGCTCATCGCGGCCGCCATATCTAACTCGTTATCGTCGTCAGCCGCCGCAGGGAGCGCGGCCGCAGGCGCCGGGTCCGGCTTGGCAAACGGATCGCTCGCGTCACGCTCGGCCAATGCCGCAAGGCTGTAGTTCTGGACCTGGAGGTACGGCGTGCCGCCGCCCTTCACCTTGCCGAGACCGTAGAACCGCTTCCGCGCTTCGTCCGGTGACATCCCGCCCGACCCGATACCGTCCGCGGCCGCCTTGTTGCGCGCGGCCACATCCATCCAGTAGAGGTCATCGATGTCGAACTCGGTCCCGTATTGCGTGCCGTCGATCTTCTCGAGTAGTCCCAGCCCCTCATCGAGACACACCTCAAAGTTGGTGGTGAGGCTCTGGATACACTGCGCGTAGTACTGCTGAATCAGCGGCTCGACGTTCGCGTACGGCGGTGGCTGGCCGATACCGACCATGTAGGGCGGGACATGGAAACAAGTGCAGACCGTTTCGCCGGTCCACTTCAACTGTTCGATCAACTGCATGTCGACGGCGTTGTAGGACATCGCCTCGTACTTGAGGCCGTCCCCGAGAATCGCCACGTTGCCGACGTTGTCGCCCGTGAACTCTGACTGCCAGTACTCTTTGAGCCGTGTAGCCGTCTCCTCGAGGATCTTGCCGGGAGCCGTCAGCACGCCACCAGGGATCGATCCGTTCGAGAACAGCTTGTTCGAGTTGCCCTGAATCGAGATCCCCTGCATCGCTGCTAGACCGCAGGCGTAAATCGGAGAGAGCCCGACGAGCGGGTGGTACAGCGACACCATCGTGTCGTGGATGATCTCGCTGGCCGGTACCGTCACCGTTTCTTGTGGCAACCCGGACAAGTCATCCCGCTTTAATTCGTAATAGACCGCGCCGTCCTGCGCCACCATCGGTGTCACGCGGGTGGGGTCGAGCACGTACAGCGCGGTCACTACGCCGCGCCGATCGCGCTGCTTGAGCGCGTAGGTGTTGCCGTGAATGAGCTTCGAGACGATCCACTGCTCGACAAACTTCACGCGCGTCTGGTAGCGGTTCGGCTTCCGCAGCAACGGCGTGAAGGCCGGCGACGTCGTCTCTGTCCAGATCCCGTCGTCGTCTTTCTCCACGAGCCTGAGCGCCAGCTTGGCGATGTCGGCCGCGATGAGGGTAACGCAGGCGAACACGGCACTGTAGGTCAGTACCGTGTCCTGGTTGACTTCGAGATTGCGTTGCCACGCGCCCATAAATGGCTCGCGGATGATCGACCACCAGCCACCGCGCCCACTGAGCGACTGCAACGGCGGGAGCGCCTTCGTGCGCGCGATGGTGAAGGGTCCGATTTGCACGCTAGCCCTTGGACGGTTCGGGCGGATCGGACGCCGGCTGCGCTGGCTTCGGCGCGGGCTCAGGCTTCGTCGGCATCGGCGTCGGCGTTGCTGTGCCCGGTACGTCCTCGGTGGTCATCGGCGTGACCGGAGCCATTACTTCTTCACCTTCTTGGCGCGCGGAGCCTTCAGCGCACGCGGAGCCTTCGCCGGCTTCGCGACAGCCGCCGCGGGCTTGGCCGCCGCCTTCGCCACAGCCGCGCGATCGACGCGGGCCGCGAACCCAGTCGCCTGAAGGCTGGCCACCTGGTCATCGGCCGAGATACCGCTCGCCGGGTTGTCGTTCGGGATGAAGTCGTAGGTGTCACCGACCTGATACTCGCGGCCGTTGTAGCTGTGCGCCTTCAACGCCTCGACCGTGATCGCGTTCTTGTCTGCCATGTGCGTCCCCCTGATTAGACGGTGCCGTGGATCAACTGCACGCCATCCGGATGCGGAGGCGTGGACTGATGCCGCGTGAAATGCAACCCGTACGCCGATTCAAAGTCATCCCACGCCTGCCGGACGCCAGGAAACGCTCGGTTCCCATAGTCATCGCCGGCAATCACGCCACCCTTGCGCACATGCGGCACCCACGCCTCGAGATCGGCCAGCACCGCCTCGTAGTGATGATCCGCATCCACGTAGATGTAATCGATCGGCTCGGTCCAGATGCGCGCGGCCTCCACCGTCGTGGATGGCAGATAGCGCACGTTGGTCAACCCGGCCGCGGACACATTCCGCGCGCACGTCACCAGCATCCACGGCTCGATCGGATTGCCCGCCCTAAAGATGTCCGTCGACCACGTATCCACGCACGTCAACATCCCGCCCCACCGACGAATCGACCGCGCCACCGGAATGGCCGAGGCTCCCTGGAACGTCCCGAGCTCCACGCAGACTTTAGGCTGATAGCGATCCAGGAGTCGCAGGATTTCCGCGCCGTGATGGAACCAGCCAGGCGCCTCGAGCGCGTCCGCTGTCTGGACGGCTGTCTTCACCGCACCACCGTGTAGCCGCGCTCGAGCAGACCGGCAATCAGCGCGGCCTGCTCCACTTCATGCAGCGGCACCGTCCCACTAAAGCCAGAATCCACCGGAGGCTTCAGCTCTAGGTAGCCTTCAGGCGGGGATGACAGCTTCGGCTTCGGTTCTGTACGTGTGCTGGCCAATGTGTCCTAACGCTTTCGAGAGGTCATGGTCGATGTAAATCGTGTGCCCTGCCTGACGCAACGCCCGACAGAACACGATGTCTTCCCCGATGTCGCCGCCGTCCGCGTTCAACCCGTGACGGAACCACGGCCGCTCGAGACCGGCCACGATGTCCGTCCGCATCAGCACGACACCAAACCCGATCGCGTCCACCGCTTCCAGTCCCGTCGAGTGCGGATGCGTCGGCACTAGTTCCCCGCTATCGCGCTGGGCCGTGAACTGCCCGGACGGTTGACGCACCCGGTAGTTGCACCCAACAATCGGCTGCTCGTGCGTGGCCAGGAGCACCGCTGTCATCCGTGGAAACGACATATCGGTGTCGAGCCACAGGACATGAGTCGCGCCCTGCTTCCGCATCGCCTCCAGGAACAATTCCCGCCCGACGTGGATGTAGGTCGACTGAATGAACCGGATAAAGACGTTCTTACCCCACGGTCCCGTCTCGCGCGTGTAGGCGTAGAGCTCCGCAAGGTCATCCGCGAAGGAGGCCGGCACCAGATCCCGCGTCGGGCCACCGATCGCCAGCCTCATGGCGTAGTACTCACCAGTGTCAACGTCTTGGACGCCCCGACTTCCACCGGATACCGATCCGTCGCCGCATCCACGTCGGCCTCGGCATCGGCTTCGGTTGCAGCATCCACACAGACGGGCTCATACGAGACCGAGTCGTCTGTGTAGGTGTACTGCACGCGATACAGATACCGAGGCACGACTCAGGTTTACGTGCCGGCGTAGGCCGCCGCGGTGATGTAGCGCACCGCCGACGACCGCGCCCGAATCCAGGTGATCATCCGCTCGGCGCGCAGCCCGACGAGGTTCCGCTGCCAGAGCGAGACATACACCGTGGTCGCATCGACCGTATCGGTCGGGGCCGAGTCCATCTGAATGGACGCTTCCCGGCTGACATCGATCCGCACGCCACCTTCATCTGCGAACAGAATCGAGGGCGCGTGGACGAGGACCACACGGTTGCTGACGTTGTTGCTCACGACCACCGGCATCCCGAACAGCGTGCCGCCCTGAGCGGTCATGCTGGGGAACAACGGCTGTCCGAGCGCGTTCAGCGACACCGCGAGACCCCAGGCGTTAGAGTCGCTCATAATCCACACGGACCCGGAGAGCGGAATCCCAGCCGCGGTGAAGACCGCCACGGACGCCGCAAGGTCAGCCTTCGCCGCCGCCGCCGTCGCACCAGACGCCGCCGCCGTGGACGCGCCGACCGTGATGGCCGCGGGGTTGACGCCCGTGACCGCCGTGACCGCCGGATCCGTGAACTGCGTGTCCAGGAACTGCGACATGCCGCCGATCATCTCCTCGCGCACCAGCGCCTCAGCCGAGGGGCTCGAGAGCTTCACAAGCTCCTCGGTCAGCACGATGATGCCGGCCGCCTTCGCAAACGGCACCGAGATCGTGGTGTAGTCGGCCTTCGTGACCGGCTTCGGCTTGTTCTGACCGACCCACGAATAGGTGCCTCCAGTCGTCTGGGCCGGTACCGAGACGTTGAACGGCACCTGACGCAAGCCGGGGATCTGACCGATGAGCGTGCGGGGACGGAGCAGCTCGAGGAACTCGTCCACGAGCGGCTGGGCCACGGCCAGCGGACCCGCCCATGTCGAGTCGGTCGTGCTGCCGGCGGCAATGGCCGACTTCGTCATCAGTGCGACCTCGGGCATGTCCTTATAGGACTCGGCCCGCTGCATCGCCTGATACGAGTCGCCCTTGCTGGCGGCCATCGAGATGCACATCCGGGTGAACGCCGTGCCCTTCGGGGCCAGCGACTTCACCGTGATCACCGGCGAGGTGGAGGTGACGCCACCACGCAGCGCCGAGGCGTCAGCCGCGGTGGCCGTGGCCGTGATCGGCGTGGCGCTGATCTGCTGCATCTTCTCCAGATTTCGCAGCCGCGGGAGGTGCTCATCGATGCTGCTGACTTCGCGCTCGAGCGTGGTGTATTCCTCGCGCGAGGCGTCATCCAGCGTGGATCCTTCCGCCTTCGTCATCAACGAGGTCATCTGTGCGACATGCGCCGCGCGCTTCGCCTCGAACGAGGCAATCTGTTCCTGAGTAGTCATGGCTTTCTTCGCGGCCTTTACCGCGCGGACGATTGGGAGCGTGCCTGTGTCGCCAGGCGAATCAAGGCCAGTCGCGGCCAGGTAGGGAGCGTCGAGGGATTTCAGAAGGGCAAGCGTGGCGTCGGCGTTCGCCGGCACCGTCACCAGCGAGAGTTCGAGGATTTCCGTTTCCAGAAACCGCAACCCGCCGGTCTTCATGACTTCGACCGCATCGTTCAGCGGGCGAAACCCGATGCTGACGCCGCGGATTAACTTGTGCTTGATCGAAGTCCACGCGCGGTCCACTTCCTTCTGGACCTCGCCGGCGTCGTCAATTACGGGTAGTTCCGCCTCGAAATCGATGCCCTTCGCGGTGGGCTTCGAGAATCGGGCGATACCGACTGGCAGCTCCTTGTTGTGGTGTAGGAGGAGCGGGATCTCTTTCGGGAATGTTGCCCCGAGCGGCTCGATGATGTCGCCCATCCGATCTGGGCGAGGCGTCGTAGCTACGCCCTTGATGCGGCGGGCACCTTCATCGATCGAGCGGATTTCAAGCAGGGAATAGGCGCGGTCCACTACAGAAACAGTGTGGACGGCTCCTGATGAGGAGGGAAGGGACTACTGGTTAGGATGTCCTAATTTGTCATGGGGTGACGCAAGAATACGCAGCCCGCCGCCAGGCGTCCGGCGCACATCCACCGCGCCTTTGTCGATCCACCGCCGCACGGTGCGCTGGTCGACCTGCTCTTTCTCCGCGAACTCGCGCACGGTCAGTTCTCGCTTCGGTGTCATCGTGGCCTCCTGAGCACCATCATCTGAAACTCCGGCGGCTTGATGGCGTTGTTCGCGTCCATCCGGTCGATCGCCATCACCAACGCCGCCACGCCGTCGATCCGTTCCGTGCTGACCTTCTTCGAGATTTTTAGGTTGCCTGACGGGTCGCTCTCCACGCTCACGTTGGACACGCACCAGCGGAGCACCGGGTGTCCGTCATGCCGGAGCGTCTTAGACAGGACCGCCTTCTCGAGCGACTTCGTTGGCGCCGAGAGCGAGGCAAACCCCTGCCGCATCGGGACGCAGGTAAACCCGTCCTGCTCTTTCAACCGCGTCACGAGGTCCGTGGCGTTCCACGGGTCAAAGGCCACTTCCCGCACCTGGAACTCCGCGGCCCAGTCCTTGAGCGTGTTCCGCACGGCTTCGTAGTCCACGACGTTGCCCGGTGTAGCGATGAGATACCCATCCCGCGCCCACTGGTCGTAGGGCACCCGGTCACGGTTGGACCGTTCGCGGATGCTGTCCTGTGGGACGAAGAACTCAGCCAGCACGTCGAACCCGTCATCGTCTGGGAACACCGCCACGAGCGCGGTCAGGTCCTTCGTGCTGGACAGGTCCATCCCGACGTAGCACTTGCGCGCTTTGAGACCGCGGCGGTATTCGTCGCGGGTCATGCCGTCACCACGTTACAGGCATCCCACGCCGTCATCTGGATCCACCGAGCCGCCTGTTCCGTCCACTGGTTGAGATACAGCCGCCGGAACGTGTTCTCCTGTGCCGGGATTTCCTTCGCCCGCGCGGCCGCGATCCGCATCTCCTCCAGGCTCCGGAAGTCCCCCAGCGCCGGATTACACGCCTTCCACACCTTCTCGTCCGTCCAGTCCGCGCCCATCGGCGCTTCGTAGAGAATCGGCAGGAACGTGGGATCGATCGTCGGGTTCTCCTTCACCTTCCGCGCGTGCGCGTAGAGCTCCCACAAAATCGAATGCCGGTCATACCCGGCCGTTGTGATCGCCATCATCAACGGCTGCGCCCGCGCACCCTGCGAGGTGCTCAACACGTCCCACAGTTCCCGCGTCTGGGCTGCGTGCAGCTCGTCGTAGATGACCACGGAGGCGTTAAACCCGTGCTTGGAATACGCCTCAGCCGAGATGGCCCGGTAGAAGCTGCCCGTGGCCCGGTAGACGATCCGCTTCTGGGAATCGATGATCTCGCACTTGGCGTCGAGTTCCGGATCGTTCCGGATCATCTGGGCCGCCACGTTGAACACGAGCGCGGCCTGGTCCTTGTCCGCGGCCGCGCTGTAAACCTCGGCCCCGATCTCGTTGTCGAACAACAGGAAGTAGATCGCCAGCGCAGCGCAAATCTCGCTCTTGCCGTTCTTCCGCGGCAGCATCAGGAGGCACGTCCGATACTGCCGGCGGCCGTCCTTCTTCGTCTTAAAGAGCTGCTTCAGGATCTTCACCTGCCACGGACGCAGCGTGAACGGCTGGCCGGCAAACGGACCCTTGGTGTGCGTAAGCTGATTAATCAGCTTAATCGCACGATCGGCGTGGGTCACTTGAGCACTCCGGCCCACTTCGACACCGGCTCTTCCACCTGTTTCTTCGACACCGAGATCCGCGCACGACTCACCGGTTCCAGCCCAAACAGCGCGTAGTAGGGCCGCAGCGCCGTCGCCGTGTCCCGCTCGAGCCGGACATCAAACACCGCCGTCCCCTTCACAGCCGAGTTCTGGTCGAACGTGCATTGCATCTCGCAGAGGGTCTTGAACACGTCCACATCCGCCGGCGTCAGGGTCCGCATAGCGAGGCAAATAGGCGCCAGCCGGTCCCAGACCACCACGGCTCCAGGCGACAACCCCGGCTTGACCACCTCACCAGCCGGCGGGAGCGGCTCATCCGGGTTCGGCTTACGCTTCCCAGGATTACCGCGTAAAATCTTCAATTCTGTCGGCTGCGGACGCCTTCCTGAGTTCTCATTACCCATGTGAAATACCTAACGTTTTACGCGAAAACCCGCAAAGCT